TTGGTTCCCTCGGACAGCTGACCCAGCCACTTCTGCAGTGTCAACAACCGGATAAACATTCCACACTCGTCATGGAGCTGCTGCTGCCCTGCAGACAGAGCGATGTCACGCACTTCAGAGATAGTTGCTTCATCAACCTTTGGCTTGCCAGTGTCAGTCACCTTGGTGAACCGAGCACCACGGAAGTTCTGCAAAGCCCAAGCAATATGCTGACGACTAGTAGGGTTAAAGTCAGATAAGCGGGTCATAGGAGCGCCTGCAACGTACCCTTTCTTCTTGTCTGCACGCTTAGGGGTGAAGACTTTCCCAGGCACGTAGAGGTACGTAGCGGTGATGGTCTTAGTTAGATCATCGAACTCTTGTTGCAGCTCAGTACGGACACGCACCGCTGCTTCCATATCGAAACGGAATCCACTTGCTTCTTGCTGAGACATCAGCTCAGCCATACGCATTTCAAGTGCAACGTAATCAGGCATAGTCATTCATTCTCCTCTGTAGTAGTTCGTATAGTTTCACCGTCACTTGAGTATCTTGGATGCAGTAATCCAACATCTCAGGTGTGTAAGTAGACCAGTCGTTGCTTGTGTTCTTAGCGAAGTCTCCCTTAAAACACTTTAGTCGGTAGCCCCAGGCTTCGAGGCTATGCCTGCCATACATCCGCTGAGGCATTCCGTCAGGTCTTCTCTCATAATCGCGATCAGAAATATGTGGATAATAAAGACGAGAGAGAACCAAAGTATCAAGTACCTGACCTCTTGGAGCAAAGTCTGGAAACTGTTCCTTAAGTAGAGGAATGTCATAGCCAATTATGTTGTGTCCGATAAGAGTGTCAGCACGCTCAAGCGCCTTAACGCCTTGGATCACAGCACGTTCAGGCTTGTAATCAAAGACTTCTGCTTCCTCTACGTTAGCCATATCACGCATAACGATGCAGTGAATAGTGGAACCTACACGTAATAGTCCTGTGCTTTCTATGTCAAACAGTAGTTCAGTTGTCATGGATGGATTCGATTGGTGGTTTTTCTGAGTCAGGGTCTGGATATAGTTCCTTATCTATCTTCCTGTTGGCGTGCTTGTTAACAGACAGGCGTGGATCCTCATCTTCAAAGTGAGGTTCGATAGCGATGTTTAGTTCACGTGCGAGCCGTGCAGCTCTACGGAACTCGTCCTTGTAGTAAGGCTCCCACTCGTGAGCAAGGATGACAATCTTTCGTATGCCCATGATGTGAGCTTGAAAGATTGATGCAGAGAATGGATAGCGCGTGGTGTAGATGACAGCACCAGTCATAGGTGCGCCACGTTTGCAAGCACCAGCGATGGCATAGCAAACAGGATCGATCTCAACTTTGGAGTCAGTAAGTAATGACCTACCGTCTCCCAAGATCTCTCTGTCTCGGACGATAACACACCCGCCAGGAACTAATGGGTGGGTAGATGCTTTGCCAACTGCCTTTGCAACATCTATAAAGTGTTGCTCCTTATCATCTATATAAGTGGGGTCACCTTTTGGTGCAGTCATATCACATTTAGGAGTCGTTACTCTTATATTAGGTAGTGAAACATATGATTGCGGATACATGGATTACATCAAATTCACTAAAGATTTTGAAACCTTTGACGATTGGAATAAAATCAACGCCGCGCAGATGGTTGATTACAACCTTGGTGATGTTGTGAGATTTGATATTGATGACGAGTGGACTGGACAAGGAGATGATCGAGTCAATAGCCCCAGTCATTACACATCAGGCAAGCAGGAAGTGATTGACATTATTGAAGATGCAATCAAGACAGCACCGGATACGACACAAGGCATGCTCCAGGCACAAGTCCTGAAGTACATGCTGCGTCTATGGCTTAAGGACAATCCAATCGAGGATGCAAAGAAGGCTGAGTGGTACTTGAAGCGGTTGATCTCGAAGATGAGCTAGATATCAGCATCGTTTAAATCTAAATATATTACCGACATAAGTGAGAGACTCGTGCTCTTGCTTATGTTTTAGTAGGTTATCAAAAATGATTTCAGCTGGCAACGTAGTGTGAGCAAACTCAACAGAGATTCCTTCAGAGAATTCTTTGACGCCAGGGTTGTACCACTGGATAGGACGCAAGCATTCCCAAGGACTTAAGCCTTGTGACACCCAGGAGTTCAGCTCTTCTAAGCGTTGCGCTGTCTTAATGATGTGTGCTTCATGCGCTGCTTCGATAGGCAGAGACATGAACTCGTTGTTGAATAGCAGAGCGTGCTTCCACATCAAAGTTCCGTCCTTATGAATCAGACGGCAAGGATGAACCTTTGAACCTGACGGCAGGTTATAAAAAGCTTCCGGTGAGATATGTCTACTCATCACACATCTCCCTTATGTTCTTCGTAATGCTCTAGGTCTTTAGCCCAGTTGTCGCCAGCATACTCATTATATATAACTCGACCTATGTCACGGAAGCTGTTGTAAAACAGGGTGACCTTATCGATGTCGCTAATGGTAGCGTCAAGTGGTGGTCCGTAGAGTAAGACGTTCCATGTTGATGGACAGACTGACTCGAAGCCTTGACTTGTAGCGCGAAGTTGTTTAATCCGCCTGAAAGGAATGCATACAGGATAGTCCCAAATAACAGGAGTGGCGCGAATAATCTCAGACGCACTCGTAAAAAAGACAAAGCTTTTGATGTGGTTGTTTCTGTATTCATTAATAGTTTTGTTTAACCAGATGCGTGTATTACGTACAGCTCCCTTGGGAGATACCCAGACGTTGCCATGCCAGTGCTCCTGTAGAGGGTTTGTCTCCAGGGAAGGCACAGACGTAGCGTCAACTAGCACCTGCTGAATAGGATCAGACGTTGGGTCGTAGTCAATACTTCCCATGACTTGACGTGCTCTCTCAATCAACTGGGGAGTTGGATAGAGAGGCAGCTTGAGTCCGCTTTCCTTTAGCTTATTCTGTAAATTCTGCTGCGATCGCTCGGAAGCTTTCTTGGCTCCCACCTGCTTCGACTGCAAATGTTCTTGTTCCAGCATCACTGATCAAGGTAATTAGTACATTTTTTGACCAGTCATTCTCATCAATTTCTTCGAGCAACTTGCGAAGGAAGTCAACAACATCAGTATCTTCCTCAGACTCTGCAGTCTGAAGATCAAATTCCACAGCGGAACCTGACATGAAAGTTGTTGAGTCGTTCTGAAGGTTGATGATTAATGCACCAGCACCTTGAGCAAGGACACCATTAGATGCAATATTAATTAAATCAGTAAGGATTAGTTCAGCAGTTGCCGCCAGGAACTTTTGTTCTTGTGACTTCTCATCTCCAAACTTATCTGATTGAATAAGTTGCTGTAATAGATCTGCGCGTCTAGACATAATGTAATGACTCTTGTATAAGGTTAAGTGAATTAAAAGTCTGATGTGGGGTCATCATCACCAGTTTCGTGATCCTCTGGTAGTTCAAATAGTCCAGGGGATTGTGGTTTCGTTTGACTGATGTGTCTGCCAGCCAACATGTCAACCATTACAGCTTCAAAGCGTTCATCAAACATAGAGTTTGGATTGAGTGTGAGGTGCTCACGTTCTTCAATACCTTCTGCTTTGACTAGCTTCTCTTGTTCTTTGACTGCTTCCTGCACCATGTACTCAGCAATCTGCTGCTTGAGTGTGTGTAGTTCACAAGCAAGCTCAAAGCTTTCTAAGTAGCTGTCGTGGTCTACAAAGACTCCAACATTTTGCGGAATAAGATGAAAAGGATTGCAGCAATACTTATTACCACAGGTATTTTTAACGCCGCTGAACCCAAGATCACCCCAAGTAAACCACATAGCAACCCGCTGAGGATGATGCTGTGTAGAACTACTAATTCCATGTCTCCTCCATGCAAATTGTGGTTGTTTAGTTCGTTTGTTTACACATCCATTCCAGTCCCAGCATTCATCTGGGTCTCCGATATCTACTTGTGACCAGAACTTCAACGCTTTAACGCGGTTCTTCTTCAGTAGTTTTGATATGTCGAAGGACATCCTGCCTTCACGAGCACCAGCTACACAGCGCACGCATGCTTGGTGACTGTCGTAACGCATGCTGTGGGTAGAGAACCTACCGAGTGAGTGCCCTGTATAGATACAAAGCTCACCCTCTTCAGCGGTGTTAGAGAGCTGCTGTACGCGCCTGCCATAGGCATGACCACCACGGCCTTTATGAGGTTGAGCTTCAGGCATTAGAAATTCCCCTCGGGTTTTACATAGCTGCCACCTAGTGCTGGATACTGTTCGTCGTTGGACAGTGGTTCTAGCTGATGGTTAATTGCATATTCATATCGTGTTGAGTTCTCAAACTTGATACGAATTAGTTTTGCAGTAGGGGTGTAATACTCTGGTCGTCCTACAACCAAAGCAGTCATCCCATTAGTTTGACAACGGACACGCAGCCCAATCTTGATATCTGAAGCAAGCATATTAATACCTTATTTGTTATTAGTTTAATTAGAAATCGTTGAGAATATGTGACTCATCCAAAGGATCATCCTTAGGACGTTGCCATACACGTACCGATTTAGATTTACCGTTAGCGTCTTTCCTGCTTGTTACCAAGCGACGCCATCCCATCGACTGCAGAACGTCAGCTACCCGACGACCTTCACGACGAGACTGGTTACGAGGGTCAAGCTCTAGTGCATGCGTTAGCACGTCAGCTGCTGTGACCTCTTGTTTGATTACTACGTAGGCAGCAATCTTATCCATCCAAGGATCTGGATCACCAAACTCTTGGATGTACTCAGAGATAGCTGCAATCTCACCGCTATTGAATTCATATCCAACACCGCTGCGATATGCATCTACCGCTGCAGCCCACAGACTATCACGTTCCTGTGCAAGTTTCTTCCAAGGAATCTGAAAGCCACCTGCAATTTCTAGAGGAACAAAGCGTCTGTTACCTGTGCTATCTACAAGGAACTGGTTCCTGTTAGTCGTGCCAATCATGACAAACCGACGTGGCAGTTTGGATGGCAACGATGCATAGGGATAACGAACCTCGTCCACCCTGCTGGTGATTAGGTTCTTAAAGTTCTCGATGTTCCGAGTGTTGAAGTAGTTATCAATCTCAGGAAGCTCAAGCATCCACGCCATGTGTAGGCGGTACTGCTCTTTCATCAGAGTCTCTAGTGGAATAGTGATCTCTGCGAACAGCGCATCAGGCACCAGGTTGCGTGCAAGCATCGACTTACCTACACCCTGTGCACCCACGAGGATGGGTAGCCAGGACATAGATGCGCCAGGGTTATAAGCACGGGCAACTGCACCAATCATCATGCGTTGCATGGCAAGTGTGGCTAGCTGATGCTTATTACCTAGAAAGACTTCACCGATACGATCCCAATCTTTGTGAGGGATGGCATGAGCAGCACAGCTGTCAAGGTATCGAGTGATTGGACAGTAACCATTCTTCCCTGCTGCATATTGAATAGCAGACTTGATACGAGGCTCAGGAATGAAGACGCCATACTCACAAGCAAGCTTGGTAGTCATGATGTCAAGGTCATTACCTTCGAGCTGAACGACCTTGCCGTTGGGGTCGTCGTACTCAATTGCATTTGTCAGTCTGTTCTTACGCAGACCAGTCAGAATGCTGAGTACTTTCTCAACGTCGCCTTCCCGTTCTTTAGCAGCATCTTCGTTGCTCTTCTTGGGACGACCACGTTTAGCTACCTTCTTTGAATCGGGTAGGGGTTCTGGTTCAAATTCCATACGCTCTTTCTTTGCATGTTTTATTACTTCATCGAAGCTGACTAAAGGATCGGTCTCTGTATAACCAACAGCTCCACCAACTGCACCGAAGCGCAGGTTAGATGGCAGCTTAGATGTCCAATTAGGATCTTGCTTCTTTGCTAGCGAATACAGTTTAGTATGACCGGCATACTTACCG